ACCTTAGCACGCTTCGCGGCACTTGCGGGCTGCAAGTCTGTCACTCTAATGAGTGACATTATCCCTCCTCGCAGCCACCTTGCCTTGCAAGGTGCTGCGCTGGGGGCGTTTGCTTTGCGGATGTTTTGCAACATTGTCAACGCAGCGCAGTCTTGTGCTTGTTCGGGCATGCATGTGGAGGCGTTCTTTTCAGGAATGTCCTCTTTTTTTACTTTACATTCGCACACGGATGAGGGTGGGTTCATCCGTGATGCGCTTAAAACCTGCCAGTACCCCAGAGCGGTTGGTGTGCTCCCGATCGGGGCATCGTCCTACTTTGGAATATCTCCAACCAACGAGTTGGGTTGGGACTATGTGCCTCAAGTCGGGATCGGACTCTTTTTAGAGTTTGTTGGCACACTGGTTTCAAGCGATCCTGGTCGCCAGGAAGCCACGATACTAGTTAAATCTCGTGAGGGGAACTGTCCTTCAGCTTTCCCGGGGTTACGTCCCGCCTTCTACGCTCTAACGGCTAGGTTCAGGAGCCACGTGTGCGACGACTATGGATTACATGCCTCTGTCATTGGTGACGATTCGTCACATAATCCGTTTTTCGTGGCCGACAGAGAGGACAGACATCTTGTAAGCAATGTGATCCAACCCTTTTACTGGGTCGAGCCCGGACCTTTGAGTACGAAGGCTCGTGATTACCCGACTGTGTGTGTTCAGGGTAAGAGAACTGAGCTTCCGCTTTTCAGCGGTGATCTGGTTCAAGAGTCCGCTGGGTACGTCGAAGTGCATGGTAGGGTGCCAGTGGGTAACGCGGTTTACTTGCGCAGTAACCGGGCTAACCCACGACAAGAGGGCTTTTCCTACCTCCTGTCCCCGCGGTACAGAGACGAGAACGGCCTTAGCATGATGGAGGTGATTGCTGATAGTCGTCTCGGGACGACTACTACTTCCGCACTCTTCGTGGAGCCTGGGGTTACTAATGTAGCTCAGCGCAGATGGATTACCCCTCACAACCCTGTGGTTTCGCCCGCGGAGGGCGTCACCTCTACAGCGCAATCAATGGTCTTCCACTATCGTGGAGCCTTTGCGGAACCTACTGCTGGAGACTGGAGAGCCGGGAAGGTTCTCAGTTTTACAGGGCCGCTGCAAGTGAAGACCAAGAACACTGGTGATATAGAACGTCGCCAATGCAGCCATGTGTCCGAGGACAACATCAGATGGCTCACCAACAGGGGCAAGTACGCCCCAACTCACGTGCTGGACCTAGCAGCACTTCCCGCCGGTTTTTCACTGTCTCCACTGGCTTCACCTACTCAGGTGGCGCCAGCAGTGATCGCACCAGTAGACCCCGACGTCGAGGCTGCCCAGTACGACAGCGACGACGACAAGCCCACCTCCCCTAACTACAACGAGAACGAACCCGGACAACAACCCAAGCCTTCAGAGATGCCTGCTCCTCGAGAGGGTCCTGACACTCAAATTGAGGTCGACCCCCAAACTGGCAGACGAGTCAACGTACCCAATGCAGAGTTGGAAGCCGCGGATGAAGTGGGAGGAGAGAGTCGCTAAGGCGCTCCCTTCTTCCGTTCTTCGTAGATTCACCCACAAGTCCAAGAATGTGGGTGAAGCAGTAGTTTGTGTCGAGGTGGCACGCCGTTCCTGCGGTATGGTTGGAGCCATACTAGCGGGTTTATATGTTTACATAACACCAGTCCAAGTTGATGGTGTAGATATTAATGTTTTAGTAGATTTGTATACGGGAGCTAACCCCGGCCTCTTGTTAGAGGAAGATAATAGCACACTAGGTGTATCGGAGGGAGGAAAACGTGTGGAAGTCTGGGATGATGGTAGAGTCAGTCCGAGAGATTGTGCTGCGCCACAAAAACGGTATCGGGTGATGCACTCGAGCGCCGTTCAGCCCGGTGAACCCACGGTGGATTCGGGCCTAAACACGCGCATCCAACGCAGAAGAATGAGCAAACGTGGGCGGAAGACTGAGAGGTGGGACCGGAAGAAGCCCCGTCCTGACACGAGACCGTCGGGTATGTCAAATTATCCTAGAGGGATGAGTGAGTCGTCTGAAGGGAGTGGATCTTTCTCAGGAGATGCTTACAGTATGTGGGAGAGCAGGGGAGCCATCCAGGTAGGCAAGCTGGAGCACTCGGCGGCAAAACCTGACCCCGAGGTACAGGGTAATGTGGAGCGAGCTTTTTCAGTGGCTTTGTCCTACTTGTCCAGCGAGGCCGCGAGCCTAACTAAACGGCAGTCACGTGCTCTGGCTACCCAGCTGCTATCTATTAAACCAGTCAAGTCATGTGTCGATTTGGGAGTGGTTACGGGCGGCGATAGAGACCTGGCGGGACTAATTCGAGCCATGTCGGCCACGGAGACCATACCTGCAAAGAGCTTGCTATTACTTCACTTAATGGCAGCGCAGCTGGTCCCTGACAAGCTGATAGCCCCTCTTAAGTCACACCCGGCAGCCAAAACTAAGGTCAACGTAAAATTATGTGATGTGCTGGCCGGGGCGAAGAAATACTTTTCGGATAGTTGGAATGATTTAGCTCAATTCAGCGCGTCTTTCTTCGGGATGTCGAACGACCAGTTTAGCGGTTGGGTCATGTGGTTTATCATCGCGCATCAAGTGGACAGCGCTTTAGCTTGTCGCATATCTGAGTGCGCTCGAGATATGACCATGCTGAAGGACCTCTCTACTACCATTAAGGCACTAGGGCTGAATAGCACGGAGAGAGGGTCTCTGTGCTGTGAGTTAAATACACTGATAGGCCGGGGCTCCTTACCGGGCGACGCCGACGATGACGTGCGCACTAGGATCCGTAAAAAAGACTTCCTAGAGGAAAAGGCGGCTGTACTGGATCACGGCGCGCTTCGAGCAGCGGTAAAAAAGGTTATCGCGGAGGAGATGGTTGTGCAACCGAGGTGGGTCGACCCTGATACATATTGGACACGCAGGTGGATGTACACTAAGAGTGGGAGCCACACGCGTCATATTGAAGACGTCGTTTTCGGCCAGAGACTTGACCTGCCAGAGCAGCCGACACGCAGGGAGTTTGCGGAAGCCATAAAGGACAATCTGGTAGCAATAGGCTCACCGGAGGTGTGGGCAGGCCTATCGTGGAAACTAGAGAACGGAAAAACACGAGCCATTTACGGGTGTGATTCCAGGAGCTATTTCACGTTCGACTACTTACTACGTCCAGTAGAAGCTGTCTGGAGAAACAAGGTCGCTCTACTCAACCCCGGCGTCAATCTACAGAGCACGCTTTATCCTTTCTTGGCCAAGGAAGGGCCTTATTATTACATGCTCGACTTTGATGATTACAACTCCCAGCATACGCTGGAGGCGATGAAGATAGTCATCGAAGAGGCGACGGTGGGTGCACCTGAGCACGTTAGGAACTGGGCAATTAGCAGTTGGGACAGCATGTACGTGAGGTGGATTTCCTCAGCGACAGGAAAGCTTACGACGGAGAAGATGGTGGGCACCCTCCCATCAGGGCATAGGGCAACCACTTTTGTAAACACTATCCTTAATGCTGCATATTGCAGAGTGGTTATGGGGGACGACTATGACAAGGTTCAAGCCCTCCATGCCGGAGACGATGTCATAATGTGGGGGCCTGACACTCCGTTAAGCTCATGCATCGCGAGCGTGGAGAGGTCCCCACTGCGCGTCAACCGGTCGAAACAGTCGATAGGTAATGTGAGCGGTGAGTTCCTGCGAGTAGCCTTCAACAAGAAAGAGGCGTTCGGGTATCTGGGGAGAGCAATCTCGAGCACAGTCTCGGGTAACTGGGTTACCGAGGCCAAGGTGTCACCACGGTCTTATTTGGATAACTTTTCTAGGCTTGGGTGGACGCTGGCAAACCGAAGCCGCGTCAGAAACGCGGGAGCCCTGCTTACGTACAGTTTGCAGGAAAGGTTAGGGGTGGACGAGCAGACGGCGTATGAGATATGCACTTGCAGGGTCAGCGTGGGAGCGTCCCCGATAATGGATGACGAACCAAACGATTGGACAATGCTGGATATATCAGGAGGAAACGCACACTTTGGTCGCGTGGACGCAGGCTCTGCCTGCCATGCGACTGAAGATTATCTACACAATCACGTAGATATGAAATTACTAGAGGGGGCAGGTGTTAACCCCGGCGCTTTAAAGGCACTGATGCTAAAGGCATCTTATAAGCCCCGCGAGGATCCGGAGATTAAGACTATGAGAATTAAGAAGCTCAGGTGCCCTTACACTGTACAGCTTGGGTTGGTCACAGCAATCCATTTCAAGAAACGGGAGACCACGACCAATACAGCAATATCACTGCTAGAAGGGTTGATGTCAGGCGTGGACTGGCGTTTCCTAGTATCAAAGATCAGAGGTACGGATGCCAGCATCCTGTCAATAACAGGGAAGAGCGAGTGGCCTGTGGGCTCGCCGATTGGGGTCCCTTATGGCGACAACATGAGCTTACGCGACCGTTTCACTACGCCGACT